CATAAACCGAGGTCGAATATCGAAAGCTGTCCTGCCAATGCTTCTGTCATGTTCTCTCATCTCCTTTATGACGCGGATCTGCTCCATGAACAGTCCGCTTCGCTCTCCGGCAAGACCGGCACGTTTCCCTGCGACCGAAAGGTCCTGACAAGGACTACCGCCCGTAATGATGTCCACCGGTTCCACTTCTGCTCCATTTATTTTTGTTATGTCACCGTAATGCTTCATTGGATCTCCTCAAACGGTTTAAGCGAATATCTCATGTAGCTCGTTCTCTCTCCGAACCGATTGAGACAGTTTTCCGATTTCTTATAGATCACCGTGCCTTCGCTGATGAGCTCTGAAACCCTTGTTGCAAGCTTCGTGATCCCAAGATCCTTGAATGCTTCCAATGGCGTAATGCTTCCATACTGGCGGCAATAATCCACGATTCTTTCTCCCTGCGTCATTTACTCTCTCTCCTTTCGCCGTGTGAGCAGAAATCATTTTAAAACGTAATACTCCTTTTCTTCTTCCGGTACATAGCACCACTCACTTGGATCATCGTCATACATATATGTATATGCGACTATGCTCTTCTCCGGGTATCCACCCCTTTCAAAATCGTTATATGTAATCATTGGCGGTGTGCAAAATGCTACAATATGTCTTTCCAAGACACGAGGATATTTCTTGATGAAATCCTCGAATTCATTCCTGTTTGCTTTACGAAATGGACTCTCCATCTTCTCTCCTTTCTCCATAAGAGCAGAATCCGTCTTCAAAAACGTCGATTCCTATTTCGCTCCATAATGAACACCTACATTTATCTCTATACCAATACTCACTATGCTTACAGTCCTTGCACCGAACAACTTCCACCACATCGGCAGTTTCTGCATTGTCGGCAATTGCCTTGCAAGCGTCATTCCAACCACGCTCGTACTCTGTCAATTCATCATCATACGGCACTTTTGCCATCCGCGCCTGTTCTGCGTCAATGTATCTCGGCATCGTCTCTCCTTTCTCCCCACTTGCAAAAGAAATCGTCATTCGGAAATGCTTTCACATGACCGTCACTATCCACAAATGGACATATATCATCGTCGGAACGATCTGGGTTATGTATGCAATCTTTACACCACACAACCTTTTTAACATCATCAAAGTTTTCTCCGTTGGCCGCATAAATCAAGCCAAATGATCTCGCCGCTATGTCTCTTTGCTCACGAACTAAATCGTAAATGTCTTCTACAACCTTTCGATTGTTCCAATGATTAGCTGCATCGCACCTCTGCGTGTATAATTTATCCTGTACAATTCCACATTTACATTTGATGAAATACTCATTACTTCCGCAATCTTCAACCGTTGGCGTTCTTCCGCAGAATGGACACGGTTTCAAGTTAATTATCGTCCTGTTCATCTTCTCTCCTTTCAAATGTCCTTCCGCGCTTCAGGTCCGGACGCAGACTATGTTGGAGTAAAAAGCGGAACCCTTAACCGCTTTTTGCCGAGCTACGGATGCGGCCTCAATGAACAGCCTTACAGGTAATTCTTTTCAAATTGCTTCATCCATTCTTCGTGGGAATACTTCTTTTCAAAGCTTTCTTGTGCGTATTGTTTTAACTGTATATCCAGGGATCTGTTGAAATGAACGCCATTGTCCGACATATTGTGATCGTAGGCGCAAAGGTAAACTTTAAGGCCGTAATGCTCTGCCTTCTTCCGGAACGGTCCGTAAATCACATGATGTTCGTGCAAATCGCACGTGCTTCCGCAGAGGAAACATTCTTTCGTGCTCTGTAAAATAGACTTGCTCATTTTCTTCTTCTCCAAATCTCAACCATTATGATGTAAGCCGCTGCCAGTAATGCCGCGAAACCGCCTATCAAACACCCGATCAAATCCACAATGCTCATCTTACCCACCGCATGACCTGCGCCACATATGCCGCGTCATAGGGACCGTAATCGCTTTGCTTGTGGCGGCTGATCGTTTCTTCTATGCTTATGCCCGACGCCAGTCTCCGCGCCATATCCGCCGCATAAATGCGGATCTGCGTCTTCCAATCAAAAATGCTTGTGTCTTCCGGGAACCCGTGCTCACGGCAAACCGCTGACCAGTAAGTGATACGATATTGCAAAATTCCTTTGTCAAGCTTTGTCTCCGCCGTCTCGATGAATCTCGACTCCTGGAAGATTTGTGCCATTGCATAAGGCATCATTTGCTCGATTCCCGCGGCCTTCATCGTTTCAAATAAGAATGTCACGACTTCTTCCGACGCCTGATATTCTGCCGCTTTCGCACACCACCGATCGCTTTCCGTCTCAGTCTCCGGTTCCGTCTCCGGCTCTGTTGCCGCTTCCGGCTTCCGCTTGGTGATCTCCGCGCGGATCCTTACGAGATCAGCTGCATTGCTCTTACATATAACTCGGTCGATATGCTCTGTTGATCTTAACGGTTCTTGGTACGAGCGGCAGTCTTTTGCGAATGCATGAGCCATCATTCCTATGATTCCGACCATCAGGACAATTATTATTACCCACCACAACTTTTTCATTTCGCTGCTCCTCGCAATCACAATGCTCTCCAGGATCAAGACTTGCTCCGCATTTCCGGCATAAGTACCTGTTTCTGCTCATTGTTCAACTCCTCTGCTTTCTGCGCTTCCCTGCGTCCTAAATACATAAGCATCTCCAGAACGCATTTCTGACAGACATTGTCGTTAAATCTCTTCTTCCGGCAGTTTGCCACGCTCTCCAGTGTGCAGAAACCTTCCGTCACAAGATAATCCGCTGCAATTGCCAATGCTCTCTCCTGTACAAGTTCCTTTTTCATGTCAGTGCTCCATCATAAATTCGACCTGGTCGATAGTTTTCCTGATCTTCGACAATGCTTCCTTTACTTCCGCTGCCGAATAATCGTAATACTGCCTGTTCTTCAGGTTCGTCAGCTTGATCGCGTGACTTGTGATCGACGTCATGTGCTTCTTGAGCATTCGATCAAAGTTTCTTTTCTTCTCCTGCTGTGTCAGCATTCTTCTCTTCTCCTTCAAAATCTGTACAAAAAAATAGCGATTAGGACTTGATAAAGTCTTAATCGCTATATAAAATGCTATATAGTGTAAGATGTTTGTCAGATCCCGTCTGCAAACATCTTAACACTTACCAACGAAAATTGCAAGTAGTTTTTTGAAAAAATTTTATCTTTTTTTCTTTGCCTGTTTCGCCATTGTAAAATCCCGATTTTTGCCGCTAAAATCGTCCATTTTTTAACTTGCCTGTAACTTGCTTCTCGCCCTTTCTTTCGTTTGCGCAGCACTTTAAGACCGTCTTCCGGCGGCCTGTCACTTCTTGGTCTTATTAGGTTAAATCTGGAAGAATTCCGGGACGAAACCGACCGCTCTGATCAGTTCCTGGCAGAACAGTTCTCCGGCAGTGTCCCAGTCAAGCAGTTTTCTCGGATACCGGTTCATCCATCTGCCGATCTCCTGTATCTCGCCCGGACTGTATCCGCTGATGTCAGCACCCTTAGGCACGAACCGCCGGATCAGTTTGTTATTGTTCTCGTTCGAGCCTCGCTCTTCCGGCGAATACGGATGACAGTAATAAATCTTCGTCCTTGCCTTCTTGTTTCTGTAGCTCCTCTCCAGTCCGACATAGTCCTGGTTCTCAGTCCCATTGTCAACCGTAATGCTCTTGAAGATCATCCGAAAGGTTTTCGATCCCAATGCCCGCTCGATCTTGTTCAGCACCTTGACCGGTTCCGCCGCTTCCTGAGAATTGATCTTATAGACAAGCTCGTTTCTCGTCTTCCTTTCCGTAAAGGCAAGGATCGCCGCTGTGCCATTCTCTCCCGAAACAACCGTATCCATCTCCCAATGCCCGAAGGAGTCTCTCGTCTTGATCTCTTCCGGCCTTTTCTCGATGGACGTCCCCGAAGAGATCCGCTTCATTACCTTTTCTTTTCTTCGCTTCACTTCCTGCGGCTTCTCCGGTAGATCCTCTCTCGTGAGATCCAGGAACACCATTCCCGAATAGATGTAATTGTATACGGTCCTCACACATATCCGCGTCTTAAACTCTTTCCCTTCCCTGTCGATCGACGCCAAAGCCGCTGCCGGTGAGAATCTTTCGACCTTGATCTTCTTCGTCAGGTACTTGACGAGCGCATGATCGTTTCCAATCTTTAGCGGCCTTCCGCAGTTCTCACACTTTTGCTGATACCTTAGTTTCGATTTGTCGGAACTGTACTTCATCGTCGTCGTGAGATTTGTGTTTGTGTGCTCGTACAATCCTCTTTTCAGTTCCTGATAAAGCGTCTTATCGCTCCGGTCCATGACCTTCGCGATCTCCCTGATCTTCATTCCGCCATTGTACAATGCCTCGAATTGTATCCGTTCTGTGTCTGTGATCCTTCTCCTTGTCTTCTCCATTGATGTCCCCCAAAAACAAAAATCCCACCATGCCCCTTAAGGCACAGTGGGATCTCTCCGCCGTCGCGGAAAGTGTTCACAGTATACTCAATGATGAGCCTTCTGTCAACCCATGTTCTCGATTTTTTCAATGAAGCGCTGCGTCTCGCGCTTTTTTGCTTCAGGAAGATCCTTCATCATCGCTCTCAGCGCATCGACAAAATCTTCTTCCGCGCCCGAATAGCCTTCTTCTGACGAATATCGGCCCATCGAATCGCGTCTCGCGTTTCTGCCGCGTCCTCTTGCATAGGAATCCATGCTCATTCTTCCGTCATAGGACCGTCTCCTGGACATTTCTTCAGAGCTCTGCATCGCTTCGGACGAATAACCGCCGTCCTCGTCGATGATCTTGCAGAGATTCTTGATCGCATGAGCAAGTTTGTCCACGATATCCAGTCCCGCGACGTCGATCTTTCCCATTTCTCCATATGCGGACAGTTCTTCCATCAACAGTTCCTTCAGTTCATACAGTTTATGCATTTCTCTCTCCTTCCTTATGCAATACGTGCAATCGTCAAGTTTGCGTTCTGCACATCAATGACCGGTGCCGGAGTGACGGTCGGATCCGTCGTCGCCGGAACCGCGTCCACCGCCAGCGAGAAGCAACATCCCTTCGGCACCTTGATGATCGCCGTGCTCGTTACGTTTCCGTAATCTTCCGCTGCTGCCGGCGTATATATCGCTCTGCTCGTCAGCCGCGGCTCTCCGTTGACCGTAAGCGCGACCGCGATCGGAGTCACCGTGCCGCCTTCAGGAATCGCAATGTTTCCGTTAAACGTCACCTGGTAATGTGCAAACCTCGAACACTGATTGCTGACACAGCCTTTCAGAATAAAATTCCCTGTTTCATCCTCGTGATACACGTTTCCTTTTGTGCAGGGAATAGATGCACGGAACAGGACCGGAGCATTCAATGCCACTTCCTGAACCTCATTGTACAAAAATTCGCAAGCCATGACGCCCTCCTCAGAAATTGCCGCATCCGCAACCGCTATTGTTGCAGGTAAAGATGGGCTGCTCACCGTATACCGGAACCGTGCCGACCGGACACTGATTCAAGCGGTCATAAATGCCGTTGATGATCGCGGAGTTCTGTGCCACCTGAGACGCCTGTCCCCGTGCGTACAGGACTTCCTGCCGAAGCTGTGCGATCTCGTCATTCTTCGCGTCAATCTTGTCCTGGCAAAGTTTGTCGAGGATACGCTGAGTGTTCGCGCTGTTCGCCGCAAGAATGTCGCGGATTCCGTCAGACACTGCCGCACGGTCCGCACAGGCTTCACGGGCAATGTCCGCACCGAGGTTCGCAATGCCGAGTCTGTTCTCGCAGCAGCAATCCGCAAACTGCGACTGAAGACCGAACATCTGCTGCATGTTTGCCATCTGCCGCGCATTCGCGGCCACTTCGGCACTTGCCGCCGTGCTGTTGATCGTCGCGTTTACACCGGCAAAGCCATTGCAAAGCTGCGTCTGGATGTCACCCAAATCACTCTGAACCGCCGTCACCTGATTCCCCAATTGTGCATTCTGGAATCCGTTTGTCGTGATCTCTGCCTGATTCATCCACGGATAAAGATTGCCATTGCTTCCACCGCCGAAGCCATTGCCCCATCCACCATTTCCGCAAAGCAGGATGAAGAGCAGGATGATCCACCATCCGTCACCGCCGAAATTACCGAAACCGCCGTTTCCGGACGGTCCTACCAACATTGTGGCGGGAATCCCGCCGTTTTCTGATAAACTCATCGTTTTTCTCCTTGTTTATTTATTCTTCGTCACCGTTGGCCACCCGGCGAGAAAGTCTTCATGAATTCATTTGCCATCCTTACAGCATTGTCATACTGCGCCTGTGTGATCTGTCCGGAATTCAGCATCCTCTGCACCTGTTCACGCGGATCTCCGCGAAAACTGTTCTTGAATTGTTGAAATCTCTGAAGCATGTTATTGCCACCAAGTAAGTTAAACAGCGGATTCATCCTTCTCTCCCTTCAGTTCTGCGATCTTTTTGTTGAATTCTTCCCTTGTGACGTATTCCGGCATTGCCGCCTGTGGCTGAACCGTCTTTGCCGTCGTGCGCTCCTTGTAATCAAAGATCCGGAGCGGCAACGGCATACCGCTCATGTCCGTCGATTTGATGTAGAACGTGCTGTTTTCGGAATCCATAAGAAGAACGCTCTGTCCCGCTGCCACAAGATATGATTTTGCACCTGCTTCTCCCTGCACCCACACGATTCCGTTTCCCTGGTTCTGACCGTACTGATAGTTTTGATAATACGGATAGCTCATTTTCTCTCCTCCTGGAAATAATATATTGGTACCTCGTCCCCGGAATCCCATGTGTCGATGTAGTCTCCGTCGATCACAGCGACCGCATGCGTCCCTGTTCCGAGTATGTACTTCCCTTCCGGATGATCCTTCGCAAACTCCCTTACCGTATGGCAGCATTCGATCACCCGCCTCTTGAATCCGTATCCTTCAAGGTATTCCGCCCATACCGCATTCGCTGAAGGCATGTCGCACATTGAAAATCCAGTGACCGCAAGTCCCGCATATACCTCTTCCCATTCTTTCCCTGTCGCTATGCTGATTGCGCGGATCACACAGTCTCCCACTCTCGCCGCTTTCGGATTCGGATTTCGCACTAAAAAAGCCATCTTTTCGCCTTCCTCTGTCCGTTAGTGTATTTCATCGCCGCTTGAATGAAAATGCCGCCAAAGTGCGGCTTTCGTGCGATTTTCGGCATAAAAAAAAGAGGCGGTCTTTCGACCGCCTCTTAAGCGCTTAAATGTGCCGGAACAAGATGTCCTCGCTCTTATATACGATTTGTTTGATCTGTCTGACGGACATGTCAAATTCTTCCGCCAGTTTTTCATAAGTGATCCCGTCGAGAAGCCGCCGCTTCAGGATCTCCCGATTTCTTTCGTGATGGATCCATTCCGTTATCAGCTCTTCCCACTGGCTCCTTGATAATTCCGGGATCATCTTCGCCTTCCGCCTCTCCTCGTCCGGACGCCTCTTGAAGATCCGCTTTTCCTCGTCCTTCGTTTAATAACCAATCTCTGGCCCATGATCCACCTCGTTTCTGTTGCCTATGATGTTGACGCCGAGGCCATCCTGCGTATAAGTCTCGCAGGAATAATCATACTGCATCCATGCGTACAGCCACATAGCATTGCTTGTGAACAGCAGAATGATGCAGATGATGATGATCGCGACCAGTCTCTTTACCGTCCGCTCCTGCCTCGCCTGTGATCCTTCGTATACGATATACGGCACGTTCTTTTCTTCCATCAAACCCTCCTGATGATGTCATAATTCCCGTCTTTCTTCGCACACCACGGCGTCCAGGTATACTTGCCCACGATCTGCAACTGCCACCATTTTCCGCTCTCACCAATGACCGTCACCCGTTCGCCCTTCTTAAGCACATGCCGAATGGGAGTTCCTGTCGGAGCTTCGATATTGCAGTAATTGAAGATTCCCATATTCTTCGGAGACGTCCGAAGATTTACCGCCGTCATCACTTCTCCCATGAACGGGAATCCGGTAGGTGCCGGAACCGGCGTGGGTGCAGGTGGATTCGACGCATTCACAAGGTACTGCTTTTCTACGAATCCGAAATACTTTCCTGCGATCCGCACATAATAGAAACGACCGTCTTCGTCGCACACGTCCACCAGATTGTCCTTCCCCAGATGCGGCCAGTTCGGAAGAAGATTGCTCGTCGTATTTGCCAATGTATATACATTGCAATACTTCGTCACTTTTCCGATCCATTTCGGAATCGTATTGTACGTCTCGACATCCGTTACCACTGCCGTATGTCCCTGACGCCACAAGATGTCGCCTTTCAGAAGCTTCATTCCGTCATAATATGTCAATTCCTCGAAAAGACCTGTTGACATCAGGATCTGCTGCTCCTGTGCCGTCCTCATCGTTGACGGGATGTCGATCCCCGCCGCTCTGCAGCACTGCGCCACCAATGAAGAGCAATCACAATTGCACGGAACCTTCACGTCCGGAATCGTATGCGATGGCGTATCATTATCAATGGCATACCGAAGACCATACCGGTCCTTATACGGTGTCGTTCCGTCTCCGTACTGAGCGTACCCGATGTTCGGATTGTCACAGGCCTGTCTCATCGCAAGCGCGATCTTCTTCCGGATCTCTTCCTTTTTCGCCCGAAACACTTTCGTCCAAGGCCTGTTGGCGTCGTTATAAAGCTCTAACTGCCTTACTTCCAATCCCGTCTGGTCCCCAGGTTGACCATATGCAAGTGCTCCCCGCTCGTCGTATGCCGCTTCTCCAATCTTGATCATTTTTTTCTCCTTTCATCATACCCACTTAGGTACACCGTCAACAGACTTCAGCGTAAACGTCCCGCTCTCAGGCGGATTTGGCACGATCCTTTTGATTGTCGGATTTTGTCCTGTCAGGACGCCGTTTGAATTGATGATGTATCTCCGCACTGCCACCCCTGAGAAATTGCCGTCTCCCCTCTGAAACTGCACCGAGGAAAAATAATAGGATCCGCTGTCCTTTGCGTCCATCGGGTAGACGACGTTATTCGAAAGCAGAATGATCGCCTTCCCCGCGTCTTCTGCAGCCTCTATCTCCTCATAGGTTCTGTCGATCGACGTCCCGCTCGTCCTTCTGATGACGAACACCCTGTCCTCGATCTTTCTTGCTCCCTCGACGCCGTCGTCTCCTGTCGCTCCCACATAAAGATCGCCATGAAGGTACTTGTTTCCGTCTGTGTCCAATACTTCGATGTTTCTTTTCGCTGATGCCGTCCCCCATCCGGTCACGTCAACATAAGACGCTCCCAATACCTTGTTGTACTTTCCCTGGACGTGCTGAGACGCCGCTCCGGTCTCCGTCGATTCGCCTTCCGCATGCGCTGACTTCTGTCCCGCTTTCGTATTCAGTCCTTCCGCATGTGCGGAATTCCCCGCTGCCTGGCTTCCTTCACCTTCCGCATGCGCTCCGTACTTTCCCGTGACTTTCGTGTTCAGTCCTTCCGCATGGGAATACTCCCCTGTCACTTCTGTGTTCTTACCTTCCGCATGTGAATGCTTTCCGGATGCTGTCGTCTGATATCCCTCTGCATGCGAGTATAATCCGGATGCCGTCGTCTCCCGTCCTTCCGAATGAGCTCCCGCTGCCGTCGCCTTCGTATCCTTGCCTTCCGCATGCGAGAACAGGCCTGTGGCTTCGTTATCCTGCCCTTCCGCATGGCTCGAATATCCGACCTTGTTTCCGGATCCGGAAGCAAACGAGTACCTGCCGTCCGCCAGATTGTTCTCACCTACCGCAAACGCTCCGAGTTCGTTCGCCTGGTTACCAGATCCGAATGCCGCCGCACCGTATCCGATCTCGATCTTTCCAAGACCGGGATTCAGAGGCGGCCACAGGTATCCGCGCCCCGGTTTCAGCGCGGTCTCGTCATAATCATACTGATGCGCTTCAGGCACCCAGTTCTCCGGCAGCTCCTTATATAAGGTTACCTGCGCCAGTCCGACCGACCTGTTCGTGAATGAGATCGTGCCGCAGAAGTTCGCGGAATAATCAGCCTTCCATGATATCTCTGCGCCGTCTCCAAGATGACAGTCCGTCACCGCCTGTCCCATTTTGTCGCAGATCGTCAGCTGATACACCGTCGCAGAGATCTTCGAAAGATCCTTGTAATACCATCCCCTGCAGCCCGCCGTTGACAGTTCGTTTGCAAACGTCTGTTCCGCGTATCCCGGCTCGATGAGCAGTTCTCCGACAACCTTCCCTAAGTCAAAGCTCTTACTCATTGTGTTCTCCCTTCGAGAAAAATGCCTTCGCGTCAAGCGCAAGGACCGTTGACAGGAAGACGATGATTACTGAGACGGTCGATACAATCGCTTCCCCGTATGGCAATCCCCAGATCGCCGCCAGTGCGCCGTATGCCGCTCCGCATGCGGGTAAAAAGAACCGTGCAATGAAGCACAGCAGATCATACAGCCATTTCGGAAGCACCTTTTTCGGATACGGTTCATCGTCCGTCTTGATCTCCTGCTCCACGTCTTTTTCGGAAATCGCTTCCCTGATCTCTTTTACGTTCTCTTCCGGCACTTCCCACAGTTTCTCATTCATTTTCTTTCCCTCACTTTCCAATCTTTAAATAAGATATGTCATTCCGGATAACTGCAACATCTGTCCGCAAAGATGAAATGTCTTCCGTTAGATCCGCAAACTTCTTTGCATATCCGTTATGCTCGTCAAGTTTCTCTTCCACGGTCTTCATCTTTTCATTCAGGATCGCGATCGTTTTCATGGATGATAGGATCGCTCCGATGATCGCTCCTACACCCGACAAAAAAGCTCCGATTGCCACCCACATTTCAGCACTCATCTTCTTTTCCTCCTCTATTTTTATTTGAATTGCTGTCTTATCAAGAGAGGACGCTCTCGCGCCCTCTCTTTTGTTTAGAAGATTTCTTCTACTCCGAACCAATGAAGAATTCCATTTATCAGATTCGATACATTCTTCAATGGGATTCCCAATGCTTGCGATAAATCCTTCGCGTATCCCTTTATCTTATTGATTGTTAGTTTTCCTGCTCCGGCAGAATTTGCAAAGTTATACAATGATGACAGCGCATCGTATATTGCCGAGTCCGTTATTGATTTGTATCCATAATACTTATCCTTGAACAATAACGAGCTAATTAGCTGCCATACATCCGATCCAAACGGAACCATTCCCGCTGCGCCGCCTAAAACATCTTTTCCGATTCCACCTACCCATGTAAGAATGTTTTCGTTTTCCCCATTCTTATAGTTATCCGTCTTCCCTCTAAATGCCGCCCATAATGCCGTCATACTTGCAAAGACAATCAATGAAAGAAATTGAGAAACAATAGCTCTTCTTAATCCTATTCCGGCCTCTTTGTACTTCTTTTCAGCATTCCTGATTTCTTCCGCGTCACCATTTTTCTTTGCCGCAAAATAATCGTTTCTCCTTGCCTTGTAGTTTCCTGCCGCGTCATAAATGATGTTGAAATTCTGGAATGGCTGTGTTTTAAACATCATCAATGTCTGAATGAAGAAGTTATCCGATCTTAAATTGGCGGGCCGTTGCATCGTCGTGTAGTTTGGCTGCGTTTCCCAAATTGTTTTATTGTAGATCCGTGCCACTTGTTCCCAATACTCGTCTGTTCCAGGTTTAAACTGTGGCATCTGTTCCTCAACATAAATTTTACTTGCCTTCCACAGTTTTCTTGTTGTCCATAGGTCTACCGCCTGTATCCAGTTTAATTGTTTCGGCACGTTCCATCCTTTGGCTTTCAGGTCTCCGATTTCCTGCGTCGAGAATCCTCTTGAACGGTACCATTGCACCGGCGTCCATTTTGCGATTTCTTCAAGGTCTACCTTCCCCAATTGGTCTATCCATAACGACCGCAATATTGGATGGGAACCTAATGTCGCAATCGCCGCTGCAAGTGACGCCGCCTGTTTTATTGCAACACCCATGTTCAACGTCAATACCGCTCCCGCATAATTGCTTCTAATGTTTTGCCAAAATTCTATGATCGGTTTAATTTCCTTTCCAGGCGTTTGCAGGTTTCTCATAAGATCCCGTATGTACTCAATTGCCGGTTTCCCGTATTTTTCGTCTAATGCCGACAGGATTGTTCGGTCTGGTGCATTTACTGTAAACAATCCCTTTTCAACTTCCCGACCATCGCTTGTTTCAACTGTTTTTATCGGTCCTTCTTCGATGAAGTGACCGTCTGCGACGCCCATCAACTTGTTTACATTACGGACAGGAATTGCAAGACCAACATACCTTGCAGACGAATCAATTGACCTTTTCATTACTTTTGTAATGTCTTGCAGGTATATCGGAAGATATGATGTAATACGTTCTTGCAGGGAACCCATTCCTTCTATTGTTCCATCAAACTTTAAGCCGTCAAAATTGGTCTTTACAAAATTTGAATCCGTATAAATCGGGAAGTAATGCTCCACTCCGGCAATTTCATATCCAAGCAGTTTTACGGAAACATCGTTTATTTCATCCTGGCTCATTCCTTGGAAGTATTCCTGTGCCGCTTTACAGAATTCTCTTTCAGCTTCCGTCATATGGCTTGCAATCTTCCGAATGTCTTCTTTTGTTAGTTTGATTATTGTTCCTTTCGAATAAGCACTTTCAAAATCTCCCTTTTTGTAAAGGTCCATTCTCGGAATCCTTACACCGCCATACTGGATGTGCCGCATGTTGTCATCGTTCAGAGAATGCATATACAAGGATGCTCTCATTGCCGGTGTAATTTCAACATCAATGTAACTACCATTCTTTCCTTGACCGTTAATGGTGATTGTATCAGCTTTTTTACCCTGCCATTTCTTCATCAGGTCTTTATTTTCGGTCCATTTGTCAAAAATCTTGTATGCTCTCATCATATGGTCGATCATTTTTGTTTCGCCAGATGTCAAGTCATCAAATGCATTCTTCAATGGATCGTCTTCCTGATATCCAGTTATCCTGTCCGCAAAGCTTCTCGGAGACAATGTGTCAAGCACAAAGAACGAATATGCTCTTCCCATATCTCCTGTCGGCATTCCTGCCGATTTTTCGATATTGTTCATTGATACAATTGCCTGTTCACGAGTCAATCTCTTGTCTTCCGTATCAATCTGCTTGTTTGCATTGTTGACCTCAGTTTCAATCGACAGAAGAACCTCAATTAGTCGAGCCACTTCTTCCTGATCTAATTCGCCAATATGCTTCTTGCTGATGCTCTCCGCATTATTCTTGATTCTATCTGGCCATATAATTTCAGTATGTGCCTTGATGTAGTCATTTAATTGTTCAAGCTCTTCCAGTTTTGTTCCGGTCAAATTGATGTACTTTGTATCAAGATCTCCTATGATTTCATCTACTCTCGCACGATTCACCGGCGACAATTTCTTGTTTCGCAATCTCTTGACAAGTCTCCGCAACTGCTCATTCATACTCATTGCCTTTTTTTCGCTCATGTCTTTATTTCTTTGAGCTCGAAGCATTTGCTTTGTGTATTCTTTTTGTTCTTTATTGAGTTCTGCGATTACTCTGTCGTTGATTTTTTGATTCTCTGCTACTGCTTCCTCTACAAGTTTTTGTGTTTTTTGATGTTCTGCTTCTATTCGTGCTTCGTATTTATCCGCAAATGTTGGATCTACCTTTCGAATCATTCCCGCATAAAGCATCTTTGTCAATTCGTCTGTTACTTCACTTAATGCTTCCGACATCGACAAGGTCTGGAATGGATTTTCATATACGCTCTTTAAATCTCTGCATGCATCTACCGCCCGAACAAGTTTTTCCGAAGGATCCGTGATTTCGTCTGGGAACATTCCTTTCCCAAATTCATCCTGTAGTTCTGAATAAAGAGAATCAATCGGTTTCCCATCCTTCTTTATAATGACATAATGAATGTTTCGTCTCGCCCACTCGTTGAAATCAGCAATGTTTCCCTTGTCCTGGTCCGAAATAAAAATTCCACCTCTAAGAGTCTGTCTCAAGCTTTGGTAATTTGCTTCATTTTCGTCAGTTTTCTGTGTCGCATGAGATACTATATCTTCCGCTGCCGGTCTTAAAGCATCCCGCATTTTTGCATCTCGTTCAATCGATTCGTCTTTATAAAAGATTCTTCCCGCCTCTTTGAACGAATCAGATATTTTTTGCTCGTCCAGATAATTTCCGTACTTCTGCACAAGTTTCTTCGCCGCTCGATCCGCACTTTTTGCGTCAATCGGATCTGTCGTGACCGTCATTTGTCTTTTGTATTCTTCAATGATCTTTTCTGCTTCTTCTAACGTCTTTGCTTTTTTGTCAAAAAGAGGCACTTTCGAATAGCTTTTGTCTTCAGAATTGCTAATTATCTCACGGCTTAGTTTCTGATCATGCTTTCCGCCAAGTCCCAACTGTTTCGCTCTCTTTGCGGTCGGATCTCCTGCAAGAAATGTGTCGTTTAGTTTTACGCCGTATCCAAGCTCATTTGCATTTTTACCCGCCTTGATGTCATTCACCACCTGATCGGCCAGATCGTCTGCGTTCATCAGCTTCCCATTGATCATCGCGTTCGGTTTGAAATAATCGTAATAACCTTTCTTTTTTAATGAATCGATTGCCGCCTTAACTTCTTTGATGTCAAACTCCGGCTTTAATACTTCTGTATCCTTCTCTGCCTGTCTTGTCTCATTGACCAGCTTCATGTACATCTGCGGAGTGATCTGAATGCCATTGTAGGAAAGTTCACCGCTCTCCGCTTTCATAAGGATATCGTTGAACCGCGCAGTAAGTCCTCGTGCAGCAAGCGCTTTTTTATAACTCTCATAATCGTTCTGATGCTCTGTCGGGAAGATGCTCTTCGAATCCTTCCGGATCGCCTTCTTCTGGTTTTCGCTCAATGCCTTCTCGGATGCCGCTATCTTATCCTGCACGAACCGGTCGTATACTTCCTGGTCCGTCAGTTTGTCTTCCTGGTATCTTGAATAATCATTAAGACCAAACTCCTTCATAAATACATCACCGGCACGGACTTTGTGAAGCGGGATCACCACGTCTATCCAATCCTCGGTCAATGCCCAAAGGAGCTGATCATCACTGGTTACCACCATTACTGGACCGACATTCTTGTAATTCTTACGAAGTTTCTTTACTTCATCCCAGTCTGCACCCATGTCTGGATCGCAGACATACTTTCCGGTTTTTTTGTCATACTTCGCAAAACAGCTTATATTTGTGTTCATCCCCGTAAGAGCGCAGATTTTCGCCGCCTCAATCGGCTTGCAGTACATCAGTCCCTTTAATCCTCTGATAGATGCGTCCCTAATCTGCTGCATGAGATCAATCGTAAATGCCGGATGGAAGTCTGCATGGCTGTAGAACCGAAGACCGAATTGACTATTCAGTCTGTCAATCGTCGTTTGCGGCCATGTAAGTATACCGCTGATTGCCTTATTGTTCCTGCTTACGTTCGAATAAGCCGTATACGGCGTCCGAATCTTTGCCTGGGAGGATCCCTGCACCCAACTCATCATGTCATCGATTTCGGCAATTCTCAGCTTTTTGACCGTGCCGTCCTTGATAGATGCATAGTTTCCTCGTAATTCTGCGTCCGACTCCCACTTACGCACTTCGTTCTGTGAGATCGGCTTCAAGCCGTTTGCATAAAGATCCATCCAGAGACGTACTCTCTTTTCCTTCTCGCTGAGGTTTCCTTTTTCGTGATTTGCTTCTCTTCTTTCTTCTGTTTTTTGAGAAGCTCTCGATTTTGTCTTTTTGCCTGCTTCGTCATATGCTGAAGGATCCAATACGCGGTTAACGTATAACTGATAATACTTCTCCAGGTTCTTTTTTGCGTCGCGTTTAAACGCTTCACGATCACCCTTGTAATCCTGTTCAAATTGCGTCATAAAGGCATCGCGCTCCGCAATGTACTGAAGTTTGTATGCCTCTCTCGCCTTCCGGTCCAGAAGTGAATAACAGTAAATGCACGGTGCGTCCACGCCGATCTCGATGGCCGCCTGATTCGCAATGATTGCTTCCCGCTCCGTAAGAGGACGTCCAAGTCTTTCGGAAACCTTTTCAGCAAATGCAAAGTACACCAACTGCCTGAAGCATTCCGTCGTTGATTCTGCATCCTTTAAATAACTGCCATTGTCAAAGATGTTGTTTGAAAGTCCTCCTTTCGCCGTTTTGTCGTTTAACCCGATAAAGTTTCTATTCTCATCAAGTCTTACCGCTTCCGGAATCAGAGGATGACCGTTCTTGTCCGTATAGACGTTTCCGGTTTCAGGATTGAAAAGGTTATCCCGTACATAATCGATTGCTTCTTGGATCTCACGGTTTCTTTGTTCAAGATATGACATTGAGTACGGCAGCATTCCGTTCTTCGCCTGTGACGCCGCCTTCATCATTGCTCGTTCTTCGATGCGTTCTGCCATTTCAAGAGAAAACTTTACAGGATATCTTGCCGTTTTTTCATTTTCAGATAGTTTTTTATACTCTGTCTCTATCTCATCCCCAGTTTTCACTTGTAATTCCTTTGAAAATCTTATGTCATTGCTCTTAGCATTGAACCGCTCCGACAGTGGAATAACATTACCATTGTCATCGTATGTCACAGGATCCGCTTTCTTAAACTGGTTTGAATCAAAAGCGACAGCAGTTTTAATTTTGCCGTTATCATCGTAGTGAATTAGTCCGTCATATCCAAGTTTTTCAAACACGTCAATCAGCGTCTCTGCATCCGGATCCGCACTCGATATATCTGAATAGATGTCAACATCACTGTCTGCATAATCCCAAATCTGTTTTGCCGCTGTCATCGATTCTCTCTTAACGAATGATTCCTTCCCATAATCAATAGTATTTTGGGCATAATTTGCTATAATGTTGTCGCCTGTCGGATCTGCTTCTCTTATGATCTTTGCCAACTGCATCACACTAATAGTTTTGCTATTTGCCGAAAGCGGCTTTTCAATGTCCAGATATCCTGCCAATACATTCTTCCCATATGATACCGCTCTTCCTTCATATGGCGTAAAGTTAAATCCGCTTCCCTCAAATCTTCCTGTGCTTCCAATCTTCTCACGGAGAAACTCGTTAAACTGCTCTTTTGTGCCATGATACATTTTTAGAAGGCCGTCTTTGTCTTTCACTTTGCTGTTTTTGAATACTTCGTTTGCCTTTTCATCCACCATCTTTTGTGCGGTTTTCATATCACCGCTGTTGACGGCTTCAAAGTATTCTTTGTCTTCTTCTTTCTCTGATAAGGATTTTGAAACCACTGCCGAAATGTTTCCAAACCAGGACGCCGGCTTTACATCATATCCCTTTCCGAGCGCATCCTGAAGGTATGAAACGAGCTCGTTTTTCGTGAATCCTTTTTGATAGCTCCCCTTTGATGTTTCCGCAACTTCCGAATCAGAAATCTTGATGTTTTTCAATCTTCCGGTCTTCTGATCCAGTTTGTTCTGCAATGCTTTAATCTCATTCAGCGACCGTACATTTACATAGATCTTGCCCCCTGGCTTTAGCATCTGTCCCATTTTCACCACAAGCGCATCCCGCTGTTCCTGTGGTGTAACGTTTAATACCGCATTACTTATGATTACATCATACTTTTTATTCAGTTTTGAATAATCCGTATACTTTGGCTTGTAGTTTTCATCTGGATATGGTTCAATGTCATCCACATCAAATTCATACTCTTCAATTCCCGCTTTTGTTCCGTATCCTAAACCGCTTGATGCATCAAGAATTGTTCCGTCGAATCCTTCGTCTTTCAATTTGTCATATATCTTTCGATATGTGCTTACCGTTGATGTAATCTGTGTCGGATTTCTCGTTTCGCTTTCATCTGCCGCCACATTCCAAAGATCTGGATATAACCGCATTACTTCTTCTGTTGTTGCCCCACGCTCCCACGATTTCGATTTTGGTTTTACCGGTTCGACCATTTCAAGGGAGAATCTCTGCTTGTTTTCATTCGCTGCGTCATAGGCCTTGCTGTACATTTCGTAATATGGCTGAAAATCATAGTCTGCCTGTACGAATTCATAATCAAATAGCGGCTTATATCCTGGTCTTACTCTTTGGCTCCACTTGTTAACCTCTAATCCGCTCTCCGGAACAAGCATAATCCACTCGCCTTTTCTCGGTCCATAAGTGCGAACGGACCAATTACCAGGTTCCGGCTTTCCAAATTCTTCACCCAATTCTTTTTTATAATTCTCTGCTGTACCCTTTGGTAATCCACCCAATTCTTCTGCATACTTCAATGCATTATACTTATTAACCGTCGGATAATTGATGGTTTGACTTGTAGGCATAACATTGTTTCCAAATCCACCATATCCTTTGAAACCTTCTTCTTTGATGTTTTGAATCTGTTCTTCAACATTTCCTTCTCCCCGCAGGTCGAGCTTGTGTGCGGAATACAGCGAATAGAATTCTTTTTCGGTCAGTTTTTCTCCTGCTTCCCGCTTCTCTTCTGCTTTAATCATGTATTTAGGGATGCGGGATCTCTTTTGCTGATTGCCATTTTCTATCCCGCTTTCAGCCATCTGGTCAATTTTGTTTCTTATGCTTTGAACGTCCTTGATAACTTCATTGACCGACGGAATGTATTCCCTTAATTTAATTCCTCTCATTGAATTTGATTTGGCTCCCAAGAATACATTCATCTTCGCATACAAATCGCATAGAATTTCTTCTTTCAACAGCTGTTCGTCATCTTCATCATATGCTTCTTCATATGCATTTATTAAAGCTCTTGCATTGTTTTGTCCGATTGTATTTTCAAGAAGTTTCCACAATTCGTTTACATTTTCCGTTAAGTCTTTGCCGCCTACAACATTATGGACAAACTCATGATCTCCAATCTTGTCCGCTGTAAAGTTTTCTTCATCGACTCTCAAATAGATCGTTTTATTTGCCGGATCATATACCCCACGCGCACTGCCATCGTTTTCCAAGCTTAAATTGTTCCCATAAAAAAGCACGGTCTTGTAACCGTGCTTTTCATTCTTATTGACTGCATTCCGCATTGCTGTCGTTAACGGCTGATCCCACTCCCGAACAACATTTTTGCTTGTTCCACCGCGCAGTCCAATATCTACTGCTGAGAATTGTCTTCCTGTCCCTGGAAGATTTTTGATCTCAAGATCTGCAATGCGTCTTCTGTCACTCCCTGCTTTCTGAGCTGATCCTGCTTTTTCTGCCATTCTGGAAACTTGCTTTCCGGAATTCTGCACATAATCCCGTTCGCCGCTTTCGCGTAGATCATTTTTTCCTGTTCCATATTTATCCCCTTCTGCGTCTCTTCTTCCGGCAGCGACCGCTGCCGCCTTTTCCTGTGCCGTTAAAACATTTACTGATGGTTTAATCGAATCAATGTCCACATCAGGATTCCGTCTTGCCGCATCGTAATACTCCATATATTCCAGAGCAATCTCCGACGAAGGAATTTCTCCTTTTGCCATCCTGTTCGATAAAACATTCTTAAATGTTTCTACCCTGTTTCCTTCTTCCCCCATCGATACAAAATCGACTACTTCTTTCAACTCGTTCTGCCGATCTTCCGGAAGCGATTTTACGATGGTATTATAATCCCGCTTGTCTGCTTTTGCAATACTCTCTTCCTGAACAGACGGTTTTTCTTCCTGTCTTTCAATCACTTCGCCGTTAAGCATAGACTCCAAGAGCTCAAGATCCTGCTCCACAGCCTCGCCATTATTAAGTTTTGCGTCTATTTTCCCCGCAAGGCGAATTACTTCTTTCTGTAACGGTTTGAATATCGTCGTTTTGTTTTCTTCGTTTCCTCTGTATCCGTTTAGATACTCTCCGTAGAATTCTACCGGATACGGATCCACATAATCTTCCTTGAAACTCTTCGGATCTGATGTATATTTCGGATCAAGCATAGTATCATATACAAGTTTTGCCGCGTCTCCGAATTTTGATTCGACAAATGCTCTACCGGCCTGTACTTTTCTTTCTGATACTCCAGAAATGCTTAAGGCGTTTTCTAAACCTTCCTCTCCCAATCCTTTGATTCTCGTCCAAATCGGACTCAGTTTGATTTCTTCCTTGTATTTTAACGTCTGTGCTTCAGATGTTTGTGCATCTTCCTGCATCATAGGCTTAAATTCACTTTGTCCTACATTATTACCTGATTTACCAATATCATTTGTTTTTGTGAAGTCAATTCCGTTATCAATTTCCGGCTTCGTATTTATTTCGCCTACTGTTTTTCCTGCAGCATTCGCAACCGCCGTTTCTTTTCCCGTTTCAATAGATGAAGCTATTCTATCTTCTGCCGCAGAACGAAGCACTGAATCCGGATCCACTTCTGGTACATTACTATTTTCTGCCGCCTGTGCCGCTCCTTCCGCGAAAGAATCAGTTATCATTGTACCAAAAGAAGCAGACGCGCTTTCACCGCTTATGATTATCCCGCCATCCAATGCATAGGCCATCTCTTGACATTGTCTCATTATTTCATTCAGACCGTCATTAGTATAGTTTACAATGTTTTGTTGCCCTGCAAAATACGTCGAGTTCAATTGTTTTTGGACAGCCAACGCATCATTTTCTATAAGGTTTAGACTCGCAATTGCCTCTTCTTTTGTCTGTGTATGCAATAATTGATCTTTGAATTCGGAATATCTTTTGACTAATTTTTCGTATGTTCCAATAATCCTGCTGTTTGCTTCTTTTGTGGCTTTGGCAGAATGGATATACCCTGATAAAACAGAAAATATAAATGATACCGCCAAATCTCTCGCCGCATTGTCCTGAAGCATCTTCTGATATGCACCATTTATCTCGTCATCTGTTGCTTCCGGATTGTTTGTTCTATATCCTTTGATAAACGCTTCTGTAGGATTTTTATCCGTTAGTGCATAGTTTACTCCTACTCTGGATCCTGCTCCCAACGTCGCGGATGTGGTGTTTTTGATGAATTCCGCAAAAGGCGTCTGTAACTGGTGTTTTACCAAAAAACTTTCAATTCCGATCGATGAAAATCCGGTTACCAGTCCCATTGCCGCCGAAGATAGACCTGCTTTCCCAATTGACTTGAAATAATCACCCGCCGAAATCTGTCCCGTAGCCAATTTCCCGGAATTCTGTATGGCATCAACCGTCATAAATGACATTGCATTTGTTGCCATCCCACCGATAATTCTTGCGCTTGCTTTTGCCGCAACATCGTTTGCGATTTTACCCACTAACGAACCTGCTGCTTTTCCTGTTGCCGCACCTATTCCGGAAAACGCACCGGATGTAAGTGCCGCCAGAACAACTGTTCCCGCAATGTTTCCTATCTTGTAGGCAGTCGGATTCTGCCGCTGAACCTCTGAAACACCTCTTGACAATTTTCTTGCCAACTGATCATTACCTGATATTTTTGCCCCAAGTGTGAGCAATGGTATAAAGCCACTGCTGTTTAGCGCACCGGTGACACCTGCAGTTCCTGCATCAACTTTTTCCGGATAGGCAATATCAAGATATTCGTTTGCATTTGCCCACCCCTCTGTGTTCCATATGTAATTATACTTCTTCCTAATATCGTCCGGGATATCTGCGAATCTACCTTCTTTGTAATTTACCTGATCGCGAAGATTGTTCAGGTATCTCTCCCCTTTTCCTTCTCCATATCCTAACTCCACTTTATTTAATGGACGGTACTTGCTTTTTCTTTCAAAGTCTTCTTTTTGGTCTACATTGTTCCAATCATCGACACGCTTCCAGTCGTTGTACTGATCTTCATTTTCAAATTGATTCCAAAAGTTATATTCCTGGTCAAGCGCAGCTCCCTGCGAATCAAGACCACTCTTGACGCTTTCAAGCCATTTCAGTGTTTCGTCTGGATCCTGCACTGCGTCTCTGTTCCGATTTACATAATCAATGTATTTTTCGGTTTCTTTGGCATAGTTTGCCCGCTCCAATGCATTCTGCTGTCTGTAGGCATCCGAATCGCTTGCCAAATGATAGGACGAGTTCCGGCTTTTGTAGTCATTGTCCCAACCCGAAAAATAATCCGTCACCCCGGATGACCATTTCGAGAAGTTTGCCGAAAGATTCTGGTCTTCCTCTTTTCGCGCTTTGAAGTAATTGCTCATTGCTCCGCCGGAGCTCTTACGGTCATTTACAACAGATTCCGCCGCACCACGAAGATCCTCGTCTCCGTTTTCTTCCTTACGCTTTTTGAAGTAGTCGCCCATTGCGCCCATAATCAATACCTCTTATCTTAAACTGTTTCTAACTATGTTCCGAATATATTCCGAAGGTCCTATATTCCACCAATTTCCGACGGGATATTCATTGTCCGGTGACCATGTTCCGCCAATAACCGTATCATAGATGTATGCTTTGTCTTTGTCCGTTATACCGTCTTGCTTCATCAGGTAATCCCACGCTTCCTGATCGCTTTTCTTTCCCTGTGCAGTTTTAAGCACCTGATTATAGACTTCTTTATATCTTGCATCTTCCTCTGATTTCGCCGCGTCATCCGCTGCCTGTCTTGCTTGTCTCTCTTGTTCCGCTGCCAATGCCGCATTCTGTCTTTCCGTCAGTCTGCTTTCATATGCCGCACGGTCCGCATTGTATCTCTGATCATATGCTTTCTGTCTCGCCGCTTCCTGTAACTGGAAGTTCTTGAAGGCAATGTCCCTCGCGTCCTCGTACTGATCATAGGCAAAATTCCGGTCTACATTGTACTTCGACAGATCCCTGTCATAATCGCTCTGCCAGTAATCCCGATTATCCACCGCCCTGCTGTACGCAAGTTTCTCCAGTTCCGGTATCCTGTCCGCCAACTGCTGCAGGTAATCATTGTAGCTCCCTTGTGCCGCCTGAAGCGCATATGTAGACGCCACGCCGCCCGTCCTTGACGCAAGCCGCGCCATCTGGTTTCTGTATGCGTCCTGTCCATTCCGCGTGTACTGTCTCGCATATGCCTGATAAGATGTGTCGCTCTCCGGATCGTATGCAAAATTCGTTACCCTGTCCCTCGCCGCGTCGAGCATCGCCTGGTTCTTGTATGCAAAGTCTGCATAGGAGAAAGGACCGTATCCGAAGGATCCCGGAGTATAATCATAGGCCGGAGCGGAAATGTCTTCTTCCGTGCCTTCCCCGCCTTTCACTCTTCCTAATAATGCTCCCATCACGGCTCCGTCCGCGTTGATTTCATACGGTCTCCTAACTCCGCCGTCATTCACCACCACAGGATCGTCTTTCGTCTTTCGCGGTCCTGGCATGAACAAATCCAGAATCATTCCAGTATATTTCAGTTTTTTCATCTTAGTTCCCTCCGCTTACAAAATCATATACCGCCTTTGCCGTAGGCACTGTATCATCTGTGGAATCCTGATCGATCTCTGTCGCAAGATCACTTCTCTTGATCGTGTTCACCATCTCCATTGATAACCCGGTTATGTTGTCCCTGTTGTCGCTGACCTGCCGCGCCACGTCATTCACGCTTTGCTTGATCACCCCGACATCCGTCTTCAGCGTTTCGATGTCCATTGCCACCTTCGCAAGACTTGTCCCGCCGTTCAATGTCAGGATCACGTTCACCGCCCATTCGATCTGCTCCTTCATGTACCGGACGTAATCTTCCAGTACACCGATCGCCTTCTTCTCATCATTCCGGTCGATCGGATCCATGTTCTTCGGAAATACCCTGTCCATATCATTCTCCCAAAAATCGCTTCTTTTGGTTCTATCTCGCGCTTCCCGTCCTGAATTCCCGCTCCAGATTGAGGAGAGTGAACGGTCCTTTGCCAAACAACCTAAGCTCGTACCGGTCACATCTCCCGATCGGCACCGGCGTCACCGAAAGTCCGCCCTTCCCTACGATCCGCCCGATCTCTCTCCATACCCCGCCGTCAAGCCGTACCTCTATCCGGCAATAGGATCCCTTCGGCATCTCCGTCCGGATATAAAGCTTCGCGTATCTCTTCTTTGCAAACAACACCGCGCTTGAATTATATGCCCCGCTCACCGTCTCAAAGAAAGGCTTGAACGTCATCGAGAAACGGATCTCGCCTTCCTCGCCGTTCTCCTTCCATACATTCCCGTCTTTATCCAGAACGTAAAGCGTCTCTCCGCTCAAAGCGAAGTCCTTCGCTTCCGTATCGTCTTCCCGAAGCCATAAGCCGGTCTGCAAGTTATAACTCAAAAACAGTGTGTTTTCGCCGTCCTTTGCGCTCAAGTAATAATTCGTCCCATCCGAACCCGCAACGCCGTTTTTCAGCCGTTTTTCGCCAAATATGTGGGAAATAAGCTGTGACGTTCCGCCGTTATAGGAATAGACGCCGTTACACCCCAGGTACATGACCGTTTCATTGATCTTCCGAATGCTCTTATGACATCCTGCCTTGACGCCTTCCATCTCGTAATTGTTCGTCTGGAATTCCGAGGCATAGTCTCCGAGCATTTTCGTAATGGAATGTTCCTTGAAGAACACAACCGAATTCGACATGGACGCACAGCCGGTAAAATCACCTTCCGTCGCCACCGGCACGGAGAAGCCGCCCGCGTCCGAATCCGCAGAGAATATCCGCGGATTATCAACCGCACTGACGAACACCGTCCGATCTTCATTGCTTGCCCCGTATATCCTGTTATTCTTCTCACAAATGAAGTTCAGGTTCGGCACTTTCCGCTCCACCGTCACCGTCGCTCCCGATTCTGCTGCCATCGTATCGTCCTGAACCGTGAACTGGTTCGTCGTCCCTTCCGGGAATCCCGTTATCCGCTTCGTCTGATTGTTTAGTTCTTCGGTCCATCCGGACATCCATACGACGTCATCCACGTCGAAGTAATTCGTCATCCTCTTTCCCGCAGGTAAGGCAAGTGTGACCGTGCATACATGAGCACCCGCTTCTTCCGTTACCGTCACACTTCCGGTCACGTTCTCCAGTTTCGCATCAAGTCTGAAAGGCATGTTGTCATCCGTGTCTACATAGATCTTGTCCGGGAAAATGACGATCTTGTGATACATTGCCGCGATCTGCTTCTCGCCTTCCGAAAGAGCATATTCGCTCCCAGGAGCGATTACTTCCTCTATATCTCCGTCATCTTTGACGTGATAAAACCCGCCATCTTTTACGTACCACAGACCATTAAACGCAAAGAGCTCCGAAACGCCCGTCAGTCCTTTGACCTTCTCTCGCGGGAATTTCGTCGCAATATAAGGATAGCGCCTGGTCGACAGATTCATGCTGTCAGCCATAGCGCCATCATCGTAATTATCTGAAAAGTTCAGTCCGCGGATCGCGGTCTGCCTTGCTGTTTTCGATTGTATCTCATATGGGATCTGCGGTAACATCTCATACCCTCACATATTTTGCCGGATGAGTGCCGAAATTGCGGTACCACCACGCTTTCGCTTCCGTCACCGCCTGATTCGCCACCACCATGTCATTCTGGTATAATGCCGTCTCTTCGAGCGCAAGATCGATCCGCGCCATCAGGTATAGCGGATAGATGTCATCCTTCGGATACGGCATAAGGAGTTCCTGATCTTCCGGCCACTGGATCTCCGGCACTTCGACGGCCATCATTTCCGCCATCTCACCGTCGAACCTGATCAGCCATTCAGCCTTCATCTCTTCGTCGATCGCGTTCGGCCTTAAATCATCCGCTCTTTTGATTGCTTCCTTTACTGTCATATCATCACGCTTTCATGAAAAACACGTAAAAACTCCTGTTTCCGTGGTCAATGGTTACAGGTATTCTGTACTCTGTTGAGGACATCGAAGACGGAGCCGTTTGATTTTTCCACCAGACGGCATCATTTCTCCACGCAAAGACAAAGTAATTGCTGTTTGGTGCTCCTTGATAGCTTCCCCTTGTCCATGTGGTCGTGTGGAATACCTGTCCGCTGGATACCGCTATTATGGCATCCGGTACAAATCCTACTTCGTTCGTCGTGAACGTAAGGTACGGAAGAATCGCGTTCCCGCCTGTCGCGATCAACCATGAATCTGTTGCCTGTGACGGACTCTTGGTCAACACTTTTACGTTTCCGGTAAAGCTCCCCGCTATGCTCGCGATCTCGGATCCGCCGCTTTTTACCTTCACCGTCACGCCGTTTCTTATGTTAGCTGCCGTAAGGTTTTCAAGAGTGATCCCAGATATCGTCTGATTTCCTGAATAATACTTCCCGGCTGTCTCGATGATCCTTGTCTCATTCAACTTCGCCGCATAGGTTCCCGCACCTTGCGGCACTATGCTTCCCGTCAGCACGTTTCCGTTTGCGTCTACGATCTTTTTCGGAGAAAGTACATCCGCTGCCGTCGCATTGACCTCTCTTGTATCGTGCCATCCTTCCGGCGTCGTCTCGATGTCCGCTATCGCTTGCGGGAAATCTGTCGCTTTTATGGCGACATTGCTTCCCGTCTTCGACCGGATCGCGTTTGCTATTCTCTGAAACAGTTCTCTCAGTCCCATCAGTATTCCTCTCCCATTGCCTGAACGAGCAATTCATAGACCGCCTTCGCGCTTGCCGCTTCCTCGTCCGTCGATTCTTCCGTAATGTTTCCGGAAATCACCAGTGTGGCCGGATCTCCCTTCGGTCCTTTGACCGCTCCCAAATCGATATCAACCATTTCAGTCCTCCAATGTCATGATCAAATGACCGTTTTCGTCAATTTCAAATGCCGGTTCCACAGTATCCTCGTATACCACATGAAGATGACCGTCGCTTGAAATATAGAATCCGAAATGCGCTCCCGCCTGTACGCTGATTCCAGGTGTTCCACGAGGAATGCCGAAATGCAGGTTATAATGATTGTTTACAAGCGATTTTGTAACCGTCGCATCTTCTGTCGCATCCAATGTTTCTGCGGAAACCGTCATTCCTACCACCTGAGCATTGATCGCCGCGATCTCCGCTGCCAATTGCTCTGCCATCGTAGGCGTCACATCCGCTGCCGTCTCCGCTTCGCTCGACCAAAGGGATTCCTTAATCTCAAACTCGCCGTATACGGACATTGTCGCTTCCGTCTCGACATTGTTTGCTGTCTTTGCTCCTTTGATCGTTACTGCCATCTTTCCGGAATATTCCTTTGCTTTCGCAGGAATCGTCACGTCATAGACATTGATATCCACCTGCTCTGCATTTCCGATTACTTTCACAATGGCATTTTCGTGATTCGCGTCCAGGAATTCGACCGTCTTTGCCATTCCGTCCCACATCTCCGAAAACTTCATCCGGAGAATGACGTCGTCATGACTTCCCGTCGCTCCGGCAAATACGCCCGCTCCGCGGATCCATTCGTTATCTATGTTTAATTCAATGATTCTTGACATTGCTTTCTTCTCCAAAAAGGGGAGCCGAAGCTCCCCGCGCATTACGACAAATTTTTTTCTGCCTCTCTGAAATTCTGTTCTTCTTTCATGATAAAGTCAGCGGCCTGTTCCTGCAGTGCTCTGTGTCTCTCCAATACCATTGCCACTGCATACGGGATTTCCACGTCCACGCCCCGCTTGATTTTCCATACTCTTCCGTTCAATCCCGCTACGACATCATCCTTGTATTTTCCGCCGTCTTTGAACAGATGAACCTTTACCGGTCTCATCGGATTCTCTTCTTTCAATTCTTCAATGTTTTCTTCAGTTTTTTTGGTAGCCATATCGATCTCCCTTTCTGGATTGAGAGCAGGACCGCTTTGTGTCCTGCCCTCGTTTTTTTGATTAGTTCTCGTCGTGATCGTTGACCGTCGAAGTCGTGATCACATCCCACATGTACTGCGGGACGAGCACTTCCGCAACCTTCATTGCTTTCCAACCGACCGTCGCTCTCTGATCGAGCGGATCAGCGGAACCGGCTGAGCCAA